CTGATCCTTAATGGCTGAGGATAACTCATTATCCATACTTCCATCCTGTATAGCTTCTGCTATCTCAGGTAAAGCCTGTGCTATCTCATCCAAACGGATGGTTTGTTGCTGTTTTAAATCCTGTGAGTCGTACCACACATAGTGACACATCAACCCTTTCTCAAAGAAATGATTAAGACCAAGTTCCAATTGATCATAAAATTCCTCCATTTTGGTATTAATTAACCAACGGAGAAACATTGATATAACATTGGCTCGCTCAATGTCACCTGATTCAGTAGGTGTGGCAACGATGTGTGCCTGTCTTACCGCATTCATAACCATTGCAACACATTTGTTGATCTGATTATCAACCATGCGGATCTCCTGATCACTTGCACCATCCCAAGGAAATACATCTCCTGTCTGACTTAGGTTAGAATGCTTTTTAAAATCGTCAGATTTACCTGACCACATGCAGTTTCTTACATCATAATCCCTTTGCCTACGATCTAACCACTCGCCAAGATCGGCTTGGGTCTTCCTGTAGGTTTCTGCTAAGTAATTAATGTCAGGTTCTTTGCTGACATAAAGTAATTCGGGATCAGAAGCGTTTTGCATAAATTTATAATATTATCTGCGTAATTAGTAATAGTCAATTAATAACCACCGCCACCTGTACAGGCTAATGATGCACCTGTGATATGCTCAGGTTTACTAACCATTAAATATCTCAGTGTATCTATGTAGTCCTTGAAGTGTTCCGCACGACTCTGTCCACTGTATTCCAACATACAACTAATTAAGTTTTCACATCTGTCAGAAACAAATAACTTCGGTCGATTCTCAACAGTCATTGGTTGTGTATCATCCCAAGATAAAGCATTGTTTATGGCCGCTATCCCTGACTCAATCTCCACACCGGGGGCAGGTCGCATAACAAAATCCAAGTTAGCCATTGTGTTAATAATATTACTCTCACCTTCTTTCTCCCTGACTGTGGCCGCACCCATTCTTGGGTCAACAATACGCTCAAATATGTCCTCACCACCTTCCAATGCCTCAAAGTGTTCTTTGTACTGACTGTAACCCCATCCAAGAGGTCTTTGTGCCGGTCCTGCCTTACCTACACTCTTACCAACTCCGTTGACATGAGGTAAAGCCCACTCACCCATACTTGTATCAGGGAACTCTCTATAGATGTAGATAGTGCCATCATCCAATACAGATGCCCAAATAGCTACCCAAGGTTTAGAACCACCGGGGTCAGTGACAAAATACTTAGTCGATGGAATAGTTGGATCAATGATGTTTGGTATTGTTTCATGTGGAACAACATTAGTCTCTCTTGTGAACTTGGGAAACCTACCTTCAACAGCTTTGCTCGGTATGCCGAACAATCTAGCTAATTTAACTTCCTGTGGTTGCTTTGCATATGTGTTTATTAACTCCCTACCATCGATAAACGGAGAGTCTTCTGTCCAAAAGTAATATATTCTACAGTTTGGCCAATTCTTACAAATCTGCTCAACAGGCAACTCCCTACCCATAATCTCAGAGTATCTAGTCTTTACAGTTTCAGCACCTTTTAACAAACTATTGATCAAAGGTGTCCAACCTTGCAAGGTCGTAAAGGTCAAAATTAGGCGGCCATGATAGTCAACTGTACGACCTAAGAGCGTATTAAATATCGCTTCAGGTACTTCCTCGTCAAGGTGTATGCAGTGTGCAGACCAACCCTCAAAAATTTGAGGATCAGCCTGATACTGACGATAATTATTAAAATAAATCGTACTACCCCTCTCAGCACCTTCATGGGTGGGGGGAAATATTGCTTTAGAGGAGTTAAATCCATTCTTTTGATTATATTGTAGAGAATGATTCTCACTCTTTTTCTTTGCCCTCTTGTACCGCATCGGCAAGTTCTGCCATATATATTTCTGTGCATCTGATATACTTCTTTCTTCTGTTACGTGCATACTTCGTATCTCAGCTTCAGGTATTGCCTGTGCCAAGTGTACTAGCATACGACTTGCAAACATAGTCTTGGACGATCTGTTACCGCCTAAAATAACATGAATCTTGTCATTCTCCCAATTATCCATCACCCTTTGCCAACCGGGTAATGTCCATCCCCATTGTATAGGATCTTCCTTCTCAGAGGTTGGTTGATGAAGAATCAAGTCCGACAGCATTGCTGTCTTCTCAGGTGGCAACTGATCAATCTGCTCATCATTCAAAGCACATGATAACTCACCCTTACGGATTTCCAACTCTTCCAACCAAGGGATGCCAAAGTGGGCATCTACCTCATCTGCATAGGTTATTTTAGGCATCTATGTCCTTCTCTATAGCGTAAACATAAAACCAAAGATCAAATATCTCCTCCTTTATAGCCTTTATCTTATCCCGTACCTCCATGTGGGATAGTCCTTTGGTGCCATCAGGATTATGCTCTTTTATTCCCGCTATGAATTTATCTTTTGCTTCAATAAGAAATTCCTCAAGGGCTTCCTCCATTAAGTCTAAATCTTTCATGCAAACCCCTCCACTATCGTGCAATCCTTTGGATCAATCAGGAATACAGGCTCAATATCCTGTGGGTCACGTGTACTTACAGTACGTCCACCATACTCAAAAGGATACTCCTTATCGAAGTCCCAAGTGTGAAAACATAACAAATCTTTGCATTTGTATATTAAATTAAACTTCTTCTTGCTTGTGTCATGCAATAACTTAGCCGCCTCAATCTTCTTATAGCTAATCATAAACGGATAGTCACCATAGTTTATATTTCGACATTTAACTTCTGCCCAACTGTACTTATTACCTTTCTGAATCAAATAATCTACCTTCCATTTGATAGGATTTAATTTAATAAACCTACACTCCCACTCACTTGAAAGGAACTTTCTTACCTTTGCCTCATTATCAAGGTCTGCCTGTGTCTCGTATATCGGTCTACTCACTGCCTCGCCTGTATCTCCATTCCCACAATTATTGCATCTTCGAGCGTTTTGATCGGGATTTCTTCTTTACCCACACTGAACCCTTCCGTATCTCTTCCAACCTCTCTTGGCTTAATTTCAATGGTGGCGGCCCCAACTTTTTCAAGTCGCACCGTGGTAATTCGGGTACGGATAGTGGTATTGCTCGCCCATATTTTTTCCAAAAGATCGGATTCCATCCCTTTGGTACTCTCATTTTGCATTGATAGCATTGGTTTCAATTACTTCTTTAAATAAATCACAGCATCTTCTCTTTAACTGTCGGTTCTCAACCTCAAGCTTATCAATCTTCTCCTGTACCTCTTTCTTCTCTTCTTGCAACCGACCAACCATTTGTGGCCAACTGTTAAGCTTCTTCCCTGTTGGTTCGTATAAATTCATTCTGCTTCTTCCTCCTCATCTTCACCCACAAGTTCAATTTCACTATCAAATACAATTATCTGATCATTGTAATACTCACGCAGTGCTTTCTTACATGCCACAATAATGTCATCATCAAATAAATCACTTTCCTCTTCCCATCTATAGAAGGTGGACTTTAAATCATCTTTTAACTTTTCGCTTGGTGTCATTTCTAAATTTTAACTCCGATCTAGCTTTTGGTAGTTTTCTTTGTATATCTGTACGATAAGTGTTTGGTGGACAGTCAGGATCTCTTTCTCCCTTACGATATCTTAGCTCATTATTAGTCCAAAAGTAAATCCATCCACGTGTTAATTCTTCAGGAGAAATAAAACATCCATAAAAACAACTACTGTCAGTCATCGCATCCGAAGGGACATTTTCCATGACCATCCTGTGGGCAACTAATGCCCTTTAAGTGATCGGGATGAGGATTCTTCGCGCATCCCATCATCATTAATGTTACAATCATTACAATCCTTATGCTCATTTTTATCCTCCTCTTCGTAAAATTCACGACACTCCTCACAGTAGTAAGAAATATCATAACTTGCCCATCCTAAAAAATTACTCATCTTCTAACTCCAAGTATTGATCAATTGATTCCTTCTGAAACCCCACACCTATCAACAGTGTGCGGATCGCGTTTAAAGTCTGTGTAATATCGCTCCCATCAGGGATCTCTGCGGTTAGTGTGGTATCGTAATTAGTGATCTGTATTTTCATGTATCTCCTTCCAAAGTGTTCTCCATGCTAATTCTGCTGTCTGTGGGCAGACTCCGTTCCCCAAGAGCCTAAGTCTGTCCACCCGATGGGTAAGCCCATCAACTGCTCCACCCAATCGGGGTTTAACTGTTCTTGGTGCTTCCCATTCGTATTGTTCTTCATTTGGTCTTGATGGGAATTTAAACGATTCAAATCCCTTCCCAAACACTTCTGCCCACTGTCCACCCTTGTCCTTGCTCCCTCCACATGATCGCTTGCCTGTGGTGTTCCCCATCTCTTCGCTTCCTCTGAAAGCACTTTCCCTCCTGTCCCCGGTTTCCGACTCCCCGGATTCCCTGCCCTCGGAGACGGCCAAGATAAAGACTCGTTTTCTTTGGTGGGGTGCGCCAACTTCTTCCGCTGAGAATACTCCCCATACGCATCGGTAACCTTCTGCTTCCAAATCGGACAGGACTCGCCATAACCCCATCGAGGTGTGACCGAGGACATTCTCAAAGAAACACCAAACAGGTCTAATTGCCCTGACATGTCTTCTGATGTGTGGCCACAAGTGTCTTGGGTCTTCTTCTCCCTGTCTCCTTCC